GACGTTCTCAGCCGTGTGAGCGTGCGAAGCGTTCTGCGCTGCGAGCACGTTCGCTTGCGTGAGCGTTGGACTCTCAGCTGTGTGCGAATGCGCTGCCGCTTGGACGGCTAGCGTGTTCGCCTGCAAGAGTGCGACGTTCTCAGCCGTGTGAGCGTGCGCAGTGTCCGCAAGAACAAGGTTGATGGTAACGGATAGAACAACGTTCTCAGCCGTGTGCGCATGCGCTGCCGCTTGGACAGCGAGCGTGTTCGCCTGCAAGAGCGCGACGTTCTCAGCCGTGTGTGCATGCGAAGCATTCTGTGCTGCCAGTACGTTCGCTTGCGTGAGCGCGACATTCTCAGCCGTATGAGCGTGCGAAGCGTTCTGCGCTGCTAGAACGTTCGCTTGCGTCAGTGTTGGGCTACCAGCCGTATGCGCGTGCGAAGCGTTCGCTACGACCAACGTGTTCGCTTGCGTGAGCGCAACGTTCTCAGCCGTGTGCGCGTGCGAAGCGTTCGCTACGACCAGCGTGTTCGCTTGCGTGAGTGCAACGTTCTCAGCCGTGTGAGCGTGCGAAGCATCCTGCACCACAAGAGAGATGGCCGCTTCTGTCGTTGCTCCGTATCTATTGTGGAGTGTTCTTGGCCCTCGCTCGTAGAGACCGTCTGAACGGAAGATGCCGCCGAGCTTTGGTTTGTAAGATACGTACGACGGCGCAACCGGCGCGGCTTCCGCGGCGTGAGCGTGCGAAGCGTTCTGAACCGTCAGCGTGATGGTTGAGGATAGGGATACCTCAAACCCGGTACTGGCATTGGCTGTGACTTCAAATGTCATCGCTTAGCTCGCGAGCGTAGCCTGCGAACGCCCGACGTTCGTGCCGTCGTCGGCAGACACGATCAGGTACTCCGTGTCGTCGTACCACGTGAACGAGAACGCGCCGTCTCCAGAGCGACTATCCACGAGCACAACTTCTCCGCCATCTTCACGCGCCAGCGCCAAGTTCACCGTGCCAGTAAAGCCGGTGATGGAGTCCGCTGCCGTGTACGTTATCGAGTGGTACGTGAGCACGATGGTCAGCGAAGACCACGCCGCCGTGATGGGCGAGAACAGCCGCCAACGACGCGCCGTTTCAATGTCCATGCGGGTTCCATCGACGTCCCCCGGCCAACGGTCAAACAAATCCTTCATCTGCGACCACGTGAAGAACACGCCAGACTCGCCGTCAGTTTGCAGGATGTCTAGATACACGTTCTCCCACGCGACGCCGCCTTCCGCCGATAGACGCTCTACCTGCACTGTGAAGCCAGTAGGAACCGAGGCAGCGGCAGGTTGATAGACTTGGCGCGTGCCGATTGCCGTGATGTAGTAATTCGCCTCTGGGATCACTGGAGCAGTCGCCGAGACAACCCAGTCATCGTTGGACGCGACGGTGCCCTTCTCCTGCAGACTCCAGCACACCGTGTGATTGTGAGCGCCGCTCCCATCCGCGTGCTTGTCGCTGGTATAGTTGACGAGCCAGAAGCCGCTGATGTTCCAACCGAAGTCCGCGGTGTCCGTGCGGTACACGTCGAAGTTGATGCTGTTGCGTCCATGCGCCAGCGAGAAGGCAGAGTCATTGCGAACCATTGCAGCGTTCGCGCCGCACAGCACCGAAGCGGCGTCTGTGTAGGTGACGAACGAACCCGTACCGATGCGCATGTTGAGTCCACCGATGGCGGCGATCTGCGACCAGAACGGGAAGAAGGCGACTCGATTGGTGACGATGGTTCCAGGCTCTTGGATGAACAGTTCACGCGTGGACCGCTGGTAGTCCGCCGAAGTCGTGCCGCCCATTGGAGAGTCGATCTCCATCGGCATCATCAGCGAGTTCATGATCGAAGTGCTGGACGACTCGTCATATTCGTAGGTCACGACGAGATACGCCTGCAGATGATTGCAACGCGCCACAGAGGAAGAGAGCTGGAAGGTCTGCGTCGCGGCCTTGTCTGGGTACGCCGAGTTCAGCTCCCACACGTAGCGGAAGAACTTGTCAGACGCGAGCGCGCCTTCAAAGCTACCGCTGGTGATGTTCGCCGTTCCAACGTCTATTCTCAGCGTGTGGTCAGTCGTAGCAGTGTTGCGGTGCTCGTTGCCCTGTACCACCACATGGATGTTGCGATAGACCTTGCTCGCTTCCGGCAGATAAGTGTTCAATACCGGGATGGTGTCGTAGGTCGTTGCGGTTGTGGTGAGTGCCCCGACCGCTGCATCCAGCGGAATCATAACAGTCTTGACTTGAGTCGTGCTGGTGTCGTCGTACTCGTAAGTGATCTCCAGCGTAACGCAGACATTCACCATGCCGAGCGTCGTGCCCGTGCTCTGGTTGATCTGCAACCTGAAGTCGCAGGTCATTGACGTACCAGACCAGTTGGTGGTGAAGTGCGACGTGAAGTTTTGCGACAGCCAGAAGCAAGCGTTCTCACCCGACTGCGTCAGCGCATTCGCGTTGGCGATGGAGGTGTAGGCCGCGCCGCCGAGACTTATCGCAAGTGTCTTGGTCGTCAGGTTGCCGCCTGTGGCCGTGATGATGTCCATCATCGTGACGTGAGCCACCACCGAACGGAATGTCTTGGTGCCCGTCTCCGGCAGATAGACCGTGATCTGAGTCAGGTTCGTCAGCGTGTTGTTAGTCAGCGCCGCCAGAACCGGAAACGCAAACTGAACAGTCTTCAACCGGGTAGCCATCGATCAGAACTCCTCGACCTTGATGAAGCCGCTGATCTTGATCGAGCCAGTGATGGTGGTCAGGCAGTTCAACGCGAGGATGCCGGACTCGCTGATGATCTCCCGGCACTCTGGCGTCGGAATGTAGAGCAGCTCGTTGCGCATGCCCCAAATCCACGGGATGCCGCTGCTCACGAGTGTTCCCGGCGTTGCGATGGTGTGCTTGCCGGTGAAGCTCGGCGTTCTGGCGTTGCCTTGATCGTCCTGGATCTCGGTAATGGCTGTTCCAGTACCGGAGCTAGACCGTCTCACCAGACACAGATCGAGGAACTGTTCTGCTGCAGCGTTCGACGTCAGCGACATCATGTGCAGAGCACCACGGAAGGACGCGCTGCAGGCGATCTCCCATATGTCGTGGTCCGCGTCGCTAGCGAGAATCGTAGCGTTGCGAATTGGAATCGTAATCATGCGACCCATGTTGGTCTCCTATTTGTCCTGTTACCGGCCGAGCAAGTAGCGGCTCGGGTGAATGCGATGTGGACCGTCTGGACTTGCGAATGTGATCGGCGGGTAGGCAGCAGACGAGATGGCAGGCGCACCATCTGTAGACCACGGCCGCGAGTTGCCGCTGACGTCCACAGCGAAATCGTCTTGGAATGCCGTGTTGATGTTGGCCGTTCGAACGATTGCGCTGGAAATCATCTCAGCTTCGAACTCCGCCTGCGACAGTGCCGCGTCCCACACTCGGCCACAAGAAACATTCCCCTGCAGGAGGTCTCCCAACGCAGGCGGTCCCGTGTCTCCTATGGACATGCTGATCGGCGTGAATGACGGCGACGTTCTCAGCGCCGTGCTCTGCAGCGTGAAGGTGTCGTCCCACCACCGTGCGACAAACTGATTGGCTCCCGTTCCGGCGCAGGACACCCCGAGGTAGAACCAGTCGCCCACCACGGGCGTCGCACCGAATGCAGTGTCGCCAGCGAACATGCTGATCGTAAGCAGACCAGTCGTGTCATCAATGTAGATTTCTGAATAGCCGTTGAAGCCGCTGTCGTGGATATCGAAGAAAGTCTGGAACGCTGCGGTGTCCGTCGCCCACAGAAACCACGCGCCAAACGAAAAGGCTACCGGCGAAGGAAGATTGGCTGTCCTGTACAGGTAGTCGTCCGCTGCCGCATTCAACACTACGCTTCCGCGTGCCATTACGCTGCCCTCAGTCGGTGGTAGAGCGCCGGTTGCGCTCGGTCCGGCTGGCCGTAGTCTGCAGCTTTCTCGATCAGCAGGTAACGCTCGATGGGATCTAACGGATCGGTGCAGATGATGATGTTGTCGAACCACTCGGCGTTCGCTGCACCCGATCCATGCGATCCGACGTTCAGCAAATCGATGTCGGACGGGATGTACGTAGAGAGATCACCTGCGCTGTCTGCCGCGTCGAGCAGTTGACCGAACGGTGTGCGCAACTCAACACGTCCATAATCGTTGGCATAGTCGAAGCGAAAGATCATCGCATACCACGTGTCCACTTCTGTGAGAGCGCCGCCCGTAGTCGTGATGTGCTTCGTGCCGCCCGGACCTTGGAACCGCAGCGTGATGTTCTCCTCGTTGGTCGCCCCGGAATAAGCAAAGCACAGCTCGTGCGTTGCAGCGGCATTGCGGAACCGCACCGCGCGACTGTTGCCAAGCGTGGTTCCATAAATCGACGTGCGATGATTAACGAGGATCGCCACCGCGCCTCTGCCGTCGCCGGGCGATGCAGGAGTGCCGGGGTAAATTCCTGACGTGATGGAGAACGTCGCGCCGCCAGCCTGAGACCCCGGAGCGATCAGGCCAGAGGAACCAACGCGCGCGGCAGAGGCGTCTAACGTCGCGCCATTGATCAGGTTGGCCGTGGAATCGCCGTCAGTGCGATCCAACACACCATCGAGGGTTGTGCCCTCGAATCGCCAGAAGAACTTTAGTGCCACTGCATTCTCCATGCTTCAACGGCCGAGGGGCCGACGCGCCCCGCGGACCGAAGAAGCCTGTCTCATCACGCCGGATCAGCGATCTCGACCTTCCACGCCGGAATCGTCACTGTTCCGCCAGCCGTCAGGACCTGCGAAGTGCATGTCGTGACGTAGAGCAGGGTCGTTCCGCTGTGGATTGCGATGTGCGTTGCAGTGCCAGAGCTGTCGATTGTCACCGCGCTCTTCTGCGCGAACGTGAACTTGCGACCGCTCGTGTCTCCGTTCGCCTTCGTGATGTCGCCACCCGCCATCGCCACATCCGCGAGCGCGACGGCCGCGATGCCAGCGTAGTTCGCCGGTTCGCCAGAACAGACCGTTTCCGTCGTCACGACAGCGATGATCGCATCGGCCATCGCGTCGAGAATTGCGTCTGGTGTTGCCTTTGCCATTACAGGATCTCCCCTTTGTTCACGTGCTTACCGGACTTCACGTCCAGGACCTTCGGTGCCGTGTCGGGAGTGCCCGTTGCGAGGCCATCCGCCGTTGCCCATCCGTGCTTGCAGAAGTAGGCAGCTTCCTCGTCTTCCATCATCCGGCGCTCACCGGGGTAGAAGACCTTGGAGTCATGCTTGACCTTCTCTTTGATTTCGACCATCTTCATAGCGATCTCCTGCCGCATTACTGCGGCGTGATTACGAACTTTCGAATGTACCCATTCTCATCGCGATCTGTTATCTCCACCTCATATGAATTCGGCAGATGCTCAGGAAGCATGATCTTTGGGTTGAATGCCACTTCTGCAGCGGCTACGTTTACGACTGGAGCCTTCTGCTCCGGAACATTGACCACAACGCTAGGCGGCGCAGTCTCTGGAACGTTTACGATAACACTGGCCGGAGGTGCTTCCGGCACGTTGACAATGAATTGCGACTCCTGCTTGCGAATTGCATCTGCGACTTCCCCAACGCTCGTGGTGAGGTCTTGGATCTCTCTTGCAACGAGGACGGCCGGTTCTGTCACGCTGCCTCCTCAGCCTCGAAGCCTTTGATGAGAACGCTAAAGAGTTCCTTCGCGCTGTCTTCGTCCTCTGAATCATCGGGAGCAGGAGCGGGAGCAGGCGCAGGAGCAGGAGCGGCAGGCTTCGCAAGCGGGTTCTCACTGTCTCGCTGCGCCAATGCAGCGAGCGAGTAGTTCTGAACCTGCATGTAGGGTGTGTCGCCTCCTTCCACCGGTTCGAGATTCTCCTGCAGACGCGCTTCGTTCGGCTTCTTCCAGCCGCCAGAGATGGCATCACTGTGCGACTTGTACCGCGTCGCGGTGTCCATGCGCAACAGATCATCTACGTCCATCTCAATCTCGCGCTCTAGCTTGCCCTTCTTCAGTTCCATTCCACCGTCTAGCACGGCTTCCATGGACTCGATCAGAGACTGCAGGCACTGCGAGTAATACTGCGTCGTGAGAGCCTCGATGTTGTTGAACGACGGCAACGGTCCAACGCCCACCATGTACGGTGGAACGTGGAAGCACGAACAGACAGTCTCAGCGGACATCTTCAACTGCTCGATCATCTGCGCATCGCTGGCGCTCAGTGTCAGAGCCTCGTACTTCAGACCGTCGCCAACGACCGCGATCCGTCCTGCGTTGTCACCGGTGAAGTTCTCTTCCCAGTATTCCTTGAGCGCAGTGGCGGATGTCTCGCTGATCTCTCCGGGAGCCACCAAGATGCCTCCTGGCTGGCTCTGGTTGCCAAAGAAGGACTTCGAGTTCCTCTGAATGTTGACGCCTTGCATTGCCGCCAGTCCGCACGCATAGATTGGCGTAACGCCCACGAGCGGGTGGAATAGCGTAACCATCGGATCGTGCAGAATCTCGCTGGCCGGTACGATGATCTCGCTCTTCGTGCTGTCCAGTCCTGCGAGGCTGTCGGACTTCAGCTTGTAGTAGACACTCCCTTCCTCGGTCACGAGCGGCGTGCAGCGTGTTGGGTCTAGGATGTGGATGGCTCGAATGACGCCGTTCTGATCTCGTTCCTTGAGTCCGTACGTGTTTCCGTACACGAGCTTGGAGGTGATCCAGTACTCTCGGAACTTGATTCCAGTCTGGTACTGATTCGGCTTCTTCAACACCGGAGAAACGACGGGGTCCGTGATCTTCTTGTAGAACCCGGACTCCTGTTCCTCCATGACGTTAACGCTGAGCTTTCCGATGTCCTGCGCGATGAGCGTTACGCACGCGAACACGGTGGAGTAAGACAGCACAGTGTCTCGGTCCACCTCTGTGTTCGTCTGCCAAGCTCCCGTGAACGATTCCAGGACTCGAAACCAACCTCCACGTCCGTAGCCGCTGACGCTTTGGAACGACTGTTTCTGCACGATGGCCTTCTCAGCCACCGCACGCTTGATGTCGAATCCTAGGATTCTCACGGTCGCTTCTCCGCGACCATGTCCCGTCGCTTGTAGCCTTCCTTGCGCTCAGCCTTCTTATCCTTCTTGCCCTTCTTGCCGCCGCGTTCAGCTCGTCGCTGCTCCGCTCTGCTGGCGAAGTTCGGCTGCGCTACGACGGCTTGGACTGGCGACTCGGGAACATCTGCTCCTTCCTCGGCAACGCCAAGCTGGATCAGGATGTTCGCGTCGATGTCCGAGCGCACTTCCGTGTCTCCGACGTCTAGCGTCCCGACCTTCTTGATGTATCGAATCTTTCTCGGCATGGTTCTCACTCCTTGCGTAGAAGGGGCTCGGCAGCTGTCTGCCGAACCCCTCCGCACATCGTGCTCTACTCGTCCGCCTCAGTTACGAAGCAGAGTTGTAGGAAGCCTGAGTGATGTACTGCGCCGCTGCCGCACGACGCTTCTTCCAGTTGATGACCCGCTCCGCACGCATGGCGACGCTGTTCGTCTGGAACATGGACACCATCGTGGTGGCAGTCCCATCCGCACTGTTGTTCGTCGGGTTGTCCAGCATCTGCAGCGAAGCTTCGCGAGAAGCATCGATGGTCACGACGCCATCGTCCGCGAGGAAGATGTCGTTGGCGTTGACCAGGATGACCGGCGAACCGCTGGAGTCGCTGAGCTGCGAGATGTACTCCGACGTGATCACCGGAAGGCCGGACAGAGTGCCGCCGTTCATGGTGATGTTCGGGAACACTGCCTGTCCCAACGCGTTCTGCATCATCGAGAGCGCCAGCGCATTCGCCGTGCCCATGATGAAGACACCCGACGTCGGCGTCAGGTTGGCGTCGATGAACGCCTGCATGAGCGCCTGGATGTCCGTGCGTGCGTTGGCCGACGTATCGCCCGCGCTCGTCAGACCGAGGACCCCGTTGAGGATCGACGCTGGCGAGACGTTCGAGACTTCTGCCTTGGACGGATCGACGAAGTCGATGTCCATGCGCTCGCGCAGTGCGTCGGCCAATGCCTGCCGCACCAGGAGATCCGCAGACGGGTTCGAGAAGCGAACCAGTTCCTCGGACAGGACAGCGATGTTGGCGACCTTCGCCCAACGGAGCGTGACTTCGTCGAAGTCGAACTTCGTCAGCGGCTTCGGCGCGCCTTCACCGACCCAGTAGCCCGAGCCACCAGACGTCTGGCGACCCATGCGAACGTTGAACGGGATGTTCCGCAGAGCCGGGACGCCGTTCAGGCCGAACTTGCCGATGATGGTCTGGGGACGCAGGAACTCGATGAACTCGGCAACGAGCGTCTGGTATTCCACCAGAGGCGCGGCCCACGTCGTGTCCGTGGTCGTACCGGCCGCGACCGCAGCCTTGAGCACCGAATGGATGCGGCTGTCTTCCGGGAAGTTCGACTTGGCGATCTCGTGCGCACGCATGGCGTCGCCCTTCGCGAGCAGGAGGCAGCGCACGTAGCGTGCGAACTCCATGCCAGCCGGGAGCTCCCGACGCACCGTGATCACGCGCTCCGACGGGCTGCGAGCAGCGGCGCCGTCTTCCTGCGTGCGGACGCCTTCGACCGTCGCAGCCTTGGCAACCATCGAACGCTCCAGCGAACGCAGACGCACCAGATGGCCGTCGACCGCTTCCACTTCCGTGGACAGCGCATCGTACTCTTCCTGCTCTTCGTTCTCGAGCGTCCGCGTCTCTTCGGCAGCCTTCGTCATGATGGCTTCCATGCGGTCGGCAGACGCCTGCCGCTTCGCTTCGAAAGCCTTGATCTGATCTCGTACCTTCATTTCCGTTCTCTCCTGAGAAGATTGATTTGAACCTGCTGCCGAGTCGCCGGCAATTCGTACTACTGACGTTGTCGGACGGTCGCCCATGCCTAACGCGGCTTTGCGAACGCCTCGGTCGATTGATTTCACCGTCGCGATGGTGGCTTCCATGTTAGCCGGGATCGTCACGAGCGAAAGCTCCATGATCTCGATCTCGTTGAACTTGATGCCACCATTTTGCAGCATCTCATACGCGTCGTTGAGAACGCGGAAGCCGATGGACACTGCCTTTACGAGTCCGTACTTCACAGACTGGATTGCTTCGTCGATCCGGTCCTTCAGCCTTCCGGCCTCCGCCACCTTTGGGATGGTGGAAGTGAACGGAATGCCCTTCTTCGTCGGCTTACCTAGCGCGGTAGTTCCGACCGGAAGAGAGGATGCATGCTGCCAAAGGAGTGGAATCTCGCTCTTGAAGCTGGCCCCGAGGGGATCAACGATGTCATTGTACCGATCAGGGCTCGGCGTGGTCGCCATTCCCGTGATGGTCCATGCTTCAGCCGTCTCTTGGACGGCCTTGACTTCGATTAGTGAGTATGCACGCTTTAACATCTCCTTAGATCTCCGCTTCTGCGATTAACTGATTCGTGTTCCGTCGAGGTAGGTCTTCGGACCATCCTCATCCTCGTCCTCATCCCGCTCCACCAGAGCGTCCACCAGAGCCGCCGTCTGTCCGAGGAGACCCAAGATCCGCTCGTTCTGAACTTCCAGCGCTCCCGCCAGTCTGTGGATGGACGCGGCTAAACAGTGATCTCGCTCTTGCTGCCGCTTCTGCGAGCTGTTTATTGAGTCGCGCACGTCGTTCAGCGCACTTGCACATCCGGTATTCTCCTGTTTCGACTCTTCTGTGGGTGATTCGGGCAACATGGCTACCGATTTCCTCCGCTGCCGAGCACCATCAGCTGGAACTTCTTCTTAGCAGGTGCCGTCTGCGCCAAACCGAAGCACATGAAGAGCGCGCATGCGCCGTCGATCTTGTCTGTGCTCTTAGACCTGTCCGGCGCGTTGTTCATGTTCACGTCTGTCCGTGGAACCACGTTCGCCATGTTCCACGTGAGGACAGGATCTCCACCGTGGATAAGCTTCCCTCCGAGATACGCAATTTCACATGCGGACATGGCCGGGGAGTAAGAACGCGTTCCCTGTATGAACTGCTCCATGGGAACCTTCGCTTTCACGAGCTTATTGGCCGACGCGGCAGCATTCCACCCGTCATAGCCGACCATGCTCGGTGAAAACTTCTGGCAATCCGCTAAAATCTGCGCATCGACGATTTCGTAGTCGATCGTGTCGCCGTCGATCTTTTGTATGTGGCCGCTCTCGATCCACGGCCCATACTTCAGCGTTCCGGTCACGTTGCGCTGCGCGATGGCCTTCTCCGGGACCCAA